TCGAACCGGCCGTCCGCGAGCTTGGCGATTGACCCCGGCGCGCAATAGCCAAAGTCATAGCCAAACGCCTCTTGGACCACGGCGTTGTGCTTCGCGGCCTTGGAGGCTTTTTCGGCGTCCTCGCGCTCGGCGTAGATGTACCAAGAGACCTTGCATCCGACGCGCGTTCCGTCTTGGACCGGGTAGGACATGTAGTGCGGGTTTGTTTTTCTAGATTTCACTCGACTCTCCATCAGGCTGCGGAATGCTGCCTGTCCCGCTATTATAACAGATAGCGAGACGACTTGCAAGTCGTGCAAATTCACTTATCGTGCAAATCGGCGGAGACTCTCGTCCCGCTCGGGCGGCTCCCAGCGGTTACCCGCCCCCCGGATGTCGCGAGTGGGGCCGCCCGTCTTTTTGGAGGGAAACCAGTGAGCGACACTGCGGAAATTGTGGAGCGATTGAATAGGCTGGCGAAGTCGATCAGCCGGGTTGTCGGGATTGACATCGAAGTTGAGGAATCCGGCAATCACCTGATCTTCATCGACGCGGACGGCGAGCCGATCACGAATGACGGCGAGGAAATGATCGCCGCGACGCCGGAAGAGATTGAGGGAAGGAAATTTCTCGATGACTTTGCCGTTCGGGCGTTCCGCGCCGGTATGGTCGCCAAGTATCTGGAGATCGAGAAGTCGCGAACTCCGTGAGCGGGCGCTGGGGCCGCTGATGCTGACGACGCTCATCGCCTTCGTTCGCCGCGCCTTCAGCCGCGCTGGCCCCACGCCTTTCATCGCGCCGCCGCCGCCGCCCGCTTTTCCGGCGATGGTTCCTCCGCCTTCGGTCTATTGCCCGCCTGTTCGCATCAAAACCCCGGCGGCAACGCCTCCTCGGCGTCTTGCTGCTGACGGGCACCCACAAGGGCAACATTTGTGGCCGGTTGTGGCCGATGCGGCCGATCTGCCGAAGACGGAAATGCCCCTGGCCGACCCTCCGGAGGCGGAATGGGAGACCATCCCTCCGATCAAGCGCCCGCCGCCCAAGCTGCACGTTGTCAAAGCCACAGATTGGTCTGAAACCGATGAACGCGGCGTGCTCGATGTCTCCGGCCGCTTCGTCTTCAAAGATCGCGTGCTCGATCGGCTCGACAGGTACATGCGCGCCATGAAGCACATGAAGTCTGCCTATCCGGAGGCCTACGAGGCCTGCCGCCGCCTGGGCGTCAATCTCGTGCCCGATCGCGTCGGCATCGTCTTCAAGGAGACGCTGCACGAGGACGGGTGCCTGCCGCCCTGGTTCGTTCAAACGCTGCCTGCCTTCGGCGCTATCGCCATGGACGCCGAGACCGACCATCACGATGGTCAAGACTGGATCTGGCCGCGCGTGTTTCACTTCATGCGCTACGAGGACCGCAAGCACCCGCCGATGGTCGCGGCGCCGAAGCAGGGCAAGGTTTATCTGCTAACCGCTTTCTTCGATGACCATCGCGAGTTCGGCGGCAAGGGGCTCAAGCACTCGGTCGATTTGCCTGTCGCCGTCATGCCGGACGGCGCGCTCATCCCCTGCCCCATCCTCGAACAGAGGAGCTACAAAATCCGCCACAAGCGACGGCGCGATGGCGAAGCGCGAGAGACCCAGATCAGACGAGGTGAGTGGGGCTTCCCGAGTCATGCGGCGGCGTGGGCCGCCGACCACAAGAGCACCGCGCCGTCGCTCATGCGCTGCATGTTCCGCTTGGTCGCCTCCATGCACACGCACACCAATTCGTCGATGATCCGGGTTGGCGTCACAAAGGGCCCCGTGACGGCGCTCATGAACGTCGACATCACGCGCACGCCCTACTTCTTCAAGGATCGCGAGCCGGTCGTCGTCGATGGTGTGACAAAGCGCATCTTCCACATCGTCCGCATCCATACCCGCGCCAACGGTCAGGTCGTGCCGCTGCACTTTCGCGGCCTTCGCCGGTTCGTTTGGAACGGCTATGATGTCGCGATCACTGTTCCTGGCGTCGATCACGCGCATATCGCCGAGATCCCCGTCGCGGGCCTCGATTACCCGACGCATGGCCAGATCCCGAAGGGAATGGTCCCCCTTCCAGTCTTCGCCGACCGCGTCGCGAGCATGATCGAGAACAGGAGCTGGCAATGATTGAGATTGGACGACGCGGATTCTTCACTGGGCTTGCCGCTCTCGTCGCCGCTCCGGCGATCATTCGCGTCGCGCCGCTCATGAAGATCTCGACGCGGCTCACGCCGCTCTACGTGCCGATCAACTGGCTCACCGATACGATCCTCGGCATGGAGTCGAGAGTCGCCAGGATCGAGCTGGAGAAGCATGCGTGGCCGCACCCGCTGTCCGACAACTGGATCAACCTCAGGGATTACGATCCAGCGTTCGTCAAACAGTGGGCTGTCCAGATCGATGACGGTGGGGAGTATTGGTTGTCATGAGCGAGCACCAGCTCCGTCAGCAGGCCAAGATCCGCAGCGCGATCTCGGTCCGCCCGCTCCTCGACAAGATCGCTGGCGAGATCGGCAAGTTGCACGGCGTTGTGCTCGGCGTCGGGCACACGCCCGAGGGGCTGTTCTTCATCAACGGCATGGGCGAGATCGTGCGCGACGGCCCGGTGCACATCATCTGCTGCAACGACGAAGAGATCGCGAACGGCGATTTTTTGAAATATTTCACGCCGAGATGCTTCTTCGCTTCGCTGTGCGAGGCCTTCGCACAGGAGTACGTCCGCCAACAGATGGGCGGCATCAATTGACCGACGACGAAGAGGCCGCCATCGCGGAGTGGAGCCGCGCTTCGGTCGAACTCATGGAGGTGATCCGGCCGTTCCTCGTTGGGAAGGGCGCAGAGGTGCAGAGCGCGGCGCTCGCCGATCTGACCTCGATGTGGCTAGCGGGCATGTTCCTGATGGACAAGGATACCGGAGAGCTGAAGAGACGTGAGACGGACCGGATGCGCGCGCATGCGCTGAAGGTGTTCGTCAAGGCGGTCTTGGAGCTGGTCCCGGTCAACGAGGAGCTGATCACCAAGCCGATATTCGACCAGCGGTACAAGCAATGAAGTTCGATCGTCGTGGATTTTTGACTGGCCTCATCGTCGCGCCCGCGATCGTGAAGGTCTCTTCGCTGATGGCGATGCCGCGCGCCCCCTGGCCGCCGTTTTTGTTGCGCGCGGACGGTCGCTTGGTTTGCAACGGAGCGCTCCTCCGCGTCTCTGATTTCCCCGAGCTGTTCAGCGTCGTGGGGAATACTTACGGCGGCGGCGATAGCCACTTTCGCCTGCCGGATCTGAGCCACTTTCGCCTGCCGGATTTCAGCTCCTGCGTCTTCCAGCCAATGAGCTATTTGATCAATTCAGCGCCTTTGCCGAGCGGGCCGACAGGGACGCTGGTGTTATCGCCATGAGCGACTTTCGCGCCGACGACCACAATCCCGAGGGCTGCCCAGGCTGCCGCCCGGTCGTGTTCGAGCAGAAGACCGGCAAAGTCGATGAGGGCATGACGGCGGTCGCTGGCGAGGTCTTCGATGCCGCTTCGCCCGACCAGCGCAAGGCTTGGCACCGGGTCACCTGCCTCAATTCGCGCGATCCAATCGACCTGACGCTGGCCAAGACGATCGGCGACGGCATCATGAAGAGGGCGCGGCATTGAGAGCGCAGAGTTTCACCGAGAAGGCTTCACGCCGCACCAAGCGGCGGCCGAAGCCCGGTCCGACGGGCGACTTCCCGCATGGCAAGCTCAGCCCGGACGACGAGGGCGGGATCGGCGTCGCGCTCAGCCACTTCACCGCTCCAGACGGCGCCCGCATGGTGCGGATAGACTATGGCAAGGCGGTTGCGTGGCTGGCGTTGCCGCACGCTCACGCGGTTGCGTTTGCGTTGCTCATCCTGAAGCATACTGGAATCGAGGTGGAGATCGGCGATGCCAGCGATCTTGGAAAAAGCAGTCAAGGCAATCAAAAAGTCGAGCCCTGACGTCAACCCGTGGGCCGTAGGAACGGCCACTCTCCAAAAGGCGGGCGAGCTGAAGCCGGGGACGAATCAGCCCACGAAGCTCGGCGTGAAGCGCGGCAAGATGACGCGCAAGGAGAGGCATGCGAGCCCGCTGGCGATCGGCGGTGCGGCGAAGCGGCCTTCGCTCGGGCGAGCCGCGCGATGATCAAAGCGACCGCAATGCTGGACGACCGCCAGCTTCTGGTGATTGGCCTTAGCTTCGGCAACCTCCGCAAGTTCCTCGCCGAGCCGGGAGAGACGTTCATCAAGATCGACGGCAAGGCGATGGATCTGCCGATCGACGTGATCATCTTTTCTGGCGAGACTGAAGAGGCTATGGCGAAGATCATGCCTGTCGGACCGGAGACGAAGGTGCATCGTGGTTGACGAACAAGAGCCGACTCAACCGCCGCCGCCTCCGCCAGTGGACGAAGGGCTCGCCGCGTGGGGGAATCTCGTCCACGACCATCTTGTGGCGCAGAATGGCGTCGAAATCATCGGAAAGGCTGGCGGATCGGTGCATTTCAAGTTTCGCGGCCAGACGTTCTCGGTGCAGATCCAACGGGTCTCTTGACGAGTCGCCCAGTCGATGCGCGAAATCCTCGCCCGCAAGTAGGCGAGGAACCCCATGGCACATGCTCCACAACGTCCAGCGGCGCCCTCTCGGCCCGCGCCGCCCCCGCGCCATCCGGCGCAGCCCCCGGCCGCCCGTCCCGGCGTCCCCCAGCGCGATCAGCAGTACCAAGAGCCCGAGCCCGAGAAGGTTGAAGAGCGGGCCGTCGCTCCAGAAGAGGCCGCGCAGCTCTTCCGCTCCGGTCACCGCCTGAAGAGACGGGGCGATCCCCCGGACAAATGGTTCGCGGCGTTCCGACTGCACAATACTCTGGTCATCTGCTACCCAATCGATGACGAGACCGAAAAGCATGTACTGGATCAGGATCTGGTCCTGGCGGACGATCCGCCTACCCAGTGACATGACGGAGGTCTGCCGTGGCTGGACTGGGCGGGCTCGGTGCAATCAGGCTGCCGCCGAGCCCCATCGACGGCAGTATTGATGACCCGGACGACTTAGCGATCCGATTCGCGCCGCGCGATATCGACCTCGACGCGGACGACGGCGATATCGACTACGACAAGGCGACCAAGATCGAGACCGACGACGGCGGCGTCATCGTCTACATCGGTCCCAAGCGCATCCCGAAGGAAGACACGGAGTTCGGCGATAACCTCGCCGAGGCGCTCCCCGAGAGCCAGCTCAACTCGATCGCCGACGAGCTGATTCGGCTCATCGATCAGGACAACGAATCTCGCCGCGAGTGGCTCGACACGCGCGCTCGCGGCATGGAGCTGATGGGCCTGCGCATCGAGGCGATGCGATCGAACGGCAGTGACGGCTCCGCGCCCCTGGAAGGTCAGTCGCAGATCCGGGCGACGCTACTGGCGGAAGCGGTAATCAGATTCGGCGCCAACGCCTTCGCCGAGTTGTGCCCCACCGACGGGCCAGCCAAGGTCACCGAAGATACATCGGGTTCGACTGAAGACCTCGATGACCTTTCCAGTGCGCTGGAGCACGATCTCAATCACTATTTGACCACCACCGACAAGCCCTGGGTTCCCGACACAGATCAGATGCTCCTCCGCGTGGGTCTGGACGGGTGTGTCTTCAAGAAAATTTATCATGACCCGATCCTGCGAAGGCCGGTCAGTCGAGCGGTGTTCGGCGACGATCTGATCGTCAACAATAGTTCGACCTCGATTTATGACGCGGGCCGAATCACGCACCGCGTTTTCATGCGCCCCAGCATGATTCGGCGGATGCAGCTCTGCGGAGCTTATCGCGACTGCGATCTGAGCGAACCAGGGTACATCGAGAAGACGCCGACCGAGATGCAATCGGAGCAGATTTCAGGCATCCGCAAGTACGATTCCTGGGAGCAGGACGATCGCGATCACGAGATCCTCGAAAGCTACTGCGAGCTGGACCTAGAGGGGTTCGAGCATGAGACCGACGGATCACCAGACGGCCTTGCGGTCCCCTATAAGGTCGCCATTCACCGAGAGACAAGAACAGTCCTCGATCTCAGAAGAAACTGGAACGAAGACGACGAGATGTGTTTGCCAAAAACCTTCTTCGTCCAGTATCCATTCATCCGCGGTTTTGGTTTTTATGCTATTGGCCTTAGTCATCTACTTGGTAATATTACAAACGGGATAACGGCTGCTTGGCGAGAGATCGTCGATGCTGGCATGTTCGCCAATTTTCCTGGCCTTCTAGTTGCTAAGGGAGCCGCTAGACAGAATAACAACATATTCAGGATTCCGCCAGGGGGGTCGGCCGAAGTCGAGACCGGCGGCCTCCCGATCCAGCAAGTGGCGATGGGAATGCCGTACAAATCGCCTGACGCGGTTTGGACGAGCTTCGTTCAGCAGCTCAATCAGGAGGGCAAGTCGCTCGGCGGCACGGCCGAGATCATGGTCGGCGAGGGCCGCCAGGACGCGCCGGTCGGAACGACGCTCGCCCTCATCGAACAAGCCATCAAGCCCTTGATGGCGACCCACAAACGGCTCTGCGCGGCCCAAAGCGACGAGCTTCAGCTCCTGTGCGAGCGCTTCAAGGAGGACCCCGAGGCGTTCTGGCGCGCCAACAAGCGCAAGGCCTGGAACTGGGACTCGGAAGTCTTCCTGATGGCGCTCGAACGGAGCGAAATTGTCACCCGCGCCGACCCGAATACGGCCTCGCATCTGCAAAGAATGCTCCGAAACGCGGCGCTCTATCAGATGGCGAAGGACGAACCGGGCGCCTTCAACGTCACGACGATCCGCCGCATGTGCATTCGCGGCATCGGGTTCTCGAATCCGGACCAGTTCATCAATCCGATGCCGCAGGCGCCGCCGCCGGACCCGAAAGCGCAGGCCGCGATGTTGACGGGCCAAGCGGCGATGCTCGACGCGAATACGAGAGCTGGTCAGCTCCAGCTCGACATGCGCGACAAGCCGATGGACGACCAGCAGCACATGGTCGACGCCCAAGTGAAGATCGCGACGTCGAAGATGGCGCTGCAAAAGCAGCAACTCGCCACCCACACTGCGGGATTCCAGGCCCAGAACGAGGCCAGAAAGCCTCAGATGGAACAACAAAAGCAGGTTCACGAGAGCCAGGAGGCTCAAGCCGATCGCGCGCACGACACGGCGACGCAATTGCGCGACCAAGCGCACGAAATGAACCTCGAAAGAGGCGGCTGGGCGCACGAAGACCAGCTCCACGCGCGCGATCAGCAGCATGAGACCCAGATGGGCGTGCGTGACCAGATGCACGAGCGCGTGATGGGGGCGCAGCAGCAGCAGTTCGAGGCTGTGCAGGGCGCGCAGGACCGCCAAATGGACGCGGCGAACGCTCAGCGGGACCGCGTGCATGAAGATCAGATGGGCCAGCGCGAACAAGCAGTCGAATCGCAGCGCGAAGAGCGCGGCCGAGCGCACGAAGAGCATATGAGCGAGCGCACGCAGCAGCATGAGCGCGTCATGGGCCAGCAACAGGCTCGTGCGAAGATCCAAGAGGTGAAAGCGAGGCCCGCGCCGCAGCGATCGAGCAGCTCGGGCTCAGATCGGCAGAAGAGGGCGAGCGGCGGCTCTGTCCAGCATCAGATCGACACGCCCTACGGCATGGCGCGGCGCGCTCCCGACGGTGAATTTTACGTCCAGCATCCTCACAGCGGGCAATATTTCAGGATTCGGAGGCGAGCATGAGCCAAGCACTCGATCCCCAGGAAGCGGCCACCCTTTTCTACTCGGGCTCGCCGATGGCGTT